TGCGGCTTAGAATTTGGAGGTAAAGTAATATGAGCATGTTAAAAATTTGTGGACAGGAATTAGAGTTAGATCTGTTCGATGCAGACACTATGGAAGTCTATGAGAAATCCATGGATAAGGTTGTGAAAAGAGCTGAGGAATCCAAGAAGCATACGGAGCTGTCGAATGCAGACGGCATCCGGGAAATGTGTGGAATCGTGAAGGATTTCTTCGATGAGGTATTTGGAGATGGAACGGCTGAAAAGCTGTTCAAGGGTAAAAACAACCTGGCAATCTGCATGGATGCTTTCGGAATTGTTTCTTCTGAGGCTGGTAAGATGAAAGGCCAGGTAAATGCGATTACTAACAAGTACAACATGAACAGGGCACAGAGACGCCAGGAAGGTAAGAAAAATAAGCATGGCAAGAACGGAGCAGTAGTAACGCCAATCGGTAATGCGAGTGGGCGTGATAATTCATGAACCACAACATGCTTGTAGACTATCTTCCGGAAACAGTAGAGATTGAGGGTACGGAGTATGCGATAGAAACAAACTTCCGTACCTTCATTCTGTTTGAAATGATGATGCAGGACCCGGAGCTTTCGGACGCTGAGAAAGCAAGGCAAGGTCTGGAACTGGTATATCCGGAGATTCCGGAGAACCTGGATGCTGCGGTGGATGGACTGCTGTGGTTCTATGCCGGTGGTAAACGATGGCGTGAGAAGAGAGCCGGAGCAGTAGAAGGGGCGGCAGAAGTGCAAAGGATTTATTCTTTTGAGCATGACGATGATTATATCTATTCGGCGTTTCTGACGCAGTATCACATAGACCTACAGGATATTGAATATCTGCACTGGTGGAAGTTTAAGGCTTTACTAAGAACGCTGTCCTCTGACCTGGAGTTCAGTAAGATTATGGAGTATCGAAGCGTAGACATTGATGCGACCATGACGAAGGAGCAGAGAGACTTCTACCGCAGGAAGAAAGAACTGTATGCTTTACCGTTGCCTGCTGATGAGGAAGAGAAGGTAGATGCAATAGCAGAAGCCCTCATGAATGGCGGCGACCTTACGGGACTGCTGTAGGAGGTGACTGGCTATTGAAGATGTAAAGAAGAAAATGATACGGGTGGAATGCCCGGAGTGTAAATATAAAATGCCGTTGTTTTTTGAAGAGACGGCGGAGTGTTCGGGCGTGATGGTCTCCTGTAAAGGGAGAAATTGTCATGCCCGTTTTGAATTAAAAATCAAAGACGGAAAACAAATCAAGTAGTGCCATTATGAGCCGATGATTGAGCCGAAGAATTGAGGTGAGAACATGGGCTATGATGGTACGCTGAAATTTGACACCAGCATAGATAGTTCCGGTTTCCAGAGCGGACTAAGCAAATTATCTGGAATGGCGAGCGGAGCGATTAAGGCTACCACTACTATTCTGGCCGGTGCCGCAACAGCGGTAGCCGGTATTGGTACGGCTGCAATCAAGGTCGGTTCTGACTTTGAGGCAGGAATGAGTAAGGTCCAGTCAATTTCCGGTGCTTCGGCTACAGAGATTCAGCAGCTTGCTGATAAGGCAAAAGAAATGGGCGCCAAGACGAAGTTCAGTGCCACAGAAAGTGCCGAGGCTTTCCAGTACATGGCGATGGCCGGATGGAAAACCGGAGATATGCTGAACAGTATTGAAGGTATTATGAACCTGGCGGCAGCGTCTGGGGAAGACCTTGCATCGACGAGTGACATTGTTACCGATGCGATGACTGCCTTCGGACTGGCGGCAGACGGAACAACAACCATCATCAAAAACGGGTACTCGAAGGAAGTTTCCAATGCTACACATTTTGCAGATGTGCTGGCAAAGGCAGCATCCAATTCCAATACCAACGTAGGAATGATGGGCGAGACGTTCAAGTACGTTGCCCCCGTAGCCGGAGCCTTAGGATTCAGCGTTGAAGACTGTGCTACGGCAATCGGTCTGATGGCGAACTCCGGAATCAAGGCAAGCCAGGCCGGTACATCTCTACGAAGCATCTTTACGAGAATGGCGAAGCCGACCAAAGAAGTACAGGCGGCTATGGACCAGTTAGGAATCTCACTGACGAACAGTGACGGTTCCATGAAGTCTCTAAAAGAGATTATGAATGACCTGCGTTCTGGATTTGCAGGCCTGACAGAAGCACAGAAAGCACAGCTTGCAGCATCACTCGGCGGCCAGGAGGCTATGAGTGGATTGCTGGCTATCGTGAATGCGTCCGATGAAGACTACCAGAAGTTGACGGATTCTATTTACGATGCGGATGGTGCGGCCAAGGAAATGGCAGACACCATGAATGATAACCTACAGGGAGCAATCACACTCTGCAAGAGTGCATTGGAATCTGTAGGTATTGCCCTGTACGAAGAAGTACAGGAACCGATGAAAGAAACGGTCAAAGTCATTACCAGCATGGTAGAGGATATGAATGAAGCCATGGCGGAAAAAGGATTTGACGGTCTGATTGAGGCGTTTGGAAATTCACTCGCTGAGCTGGCACAGATGGCTATGGAGGCAGCACCTACATTGATAGGGGTTGCAGAGGACCTGGTAGGTACGTTCATAAATGCCATCATGGACCACCAGGAAGAATTTGCAGAGGCCGGAGCAACTGTAGTTGCTGAGCTTGTAAAAGCGATTCTGAATGTTGCCGGGGATATGTGGTCCGCCGGTATTTATTTGTTTACGGAATTTTTGCAGGCATTAAGCGACCATTCCGAGGAGATAGGCCGTTCTTTCGGTGAAATGCTGAGTAAACTTGGCGAGGCGGTACAAGAAAATCTGCCGCTTATCATCCGGGCTGCAAAAGATTTCGTAGCCGGATTCTGCGAGGGGCTGAGTGAAGAATTTCCGGGCGTATCTGCACTGATAGAAGGGTTCCTTAATGGATTCATCGATACGGCAAGTACGATTATCCAGGGAATTGTAGATGTGGTTTCTGACCTGTTCGGTGTGATTGATGGAGCAGACCCGAATGTGCTGGAGGCTGTCGGATATGCAATCGGCGTGATTGCGGCGTCCATAGCAGCTCTGAGCGTTGCAAGTTCTGTTCTGTCCTCTGTAAAATCTCTGTTCAAGGTGCTTGGCACACTGAAAGGCGGAGTTTCCGGACTGGTTGGAGTAATCGGAAAAGTTGTAGAAGGATTCGCACTCTGGAAGGGCGGAGCCGGAACACTGATGGAAGTTCTGGAACTGGAGTTCCCGAAGGTTGCAGGTATTTTCTCCTCTATCGGAGGATCAGTTCAGAAGGCAATCGGATTCTTTGCAGAGTTCGGTTCATCAATAGCCGGAATTGGTTCTATCATTGCAGGAGCGATTCTTGCAGTTACCAATTTCGTAGATATGTTTGTAAATGGTTTCAGTGCCATAAAAGAGGTTCTGATGGTAGTCGGTATTGCACTGGCGGCTGTCGGGGCTGTCATCCTTGGAGCACCTGCACTGGTTGCGGCGGCGGTAGCTGGAATTGTAGCTGCGGTAGCAACGGCGATTGTTCTCATCAAGGAACATTGGGACCAGATTGTAGAATTTTTCCAGAGCATACCGGATAAGCTGAGCGAACTTGGTTCGGCTATCGCTGAATGGGGCTCTGGTGTCCTGGATAGCATAGGAGAATTCATTGACTCTGTTGTTGAGTGGTTCTCCGAATTGCCAGGAAAAATCATAGATGCGATTAGCTCACTAGCAGACAGTTTTGCTGAGTGGGGAGCTTCCATGCTGGAAACGGCATCTGAGGTAGTATCGCAGATTATTGATTCGATTGTGCAGTTCTTTACGGACCTGCCATACAAAATCGGTTATGCGATAGGCTTTGTAATTGGTACGCTGATTGAATGGGGAGCAAATGTGATTAACTGGATCACAACGAATGTTCCTCAGATGATAGATAGCATCATTAAGTTTTTCTCTGAATTGCCGGGGAAAATCTGGAACTGGCTGGTAAACACCTACAACAAACTGGTTGAATGGGGAAGTCAGATGCTCCAGAAAGCCGGAGAGATAGCAAGCAACTGTATAGACAACATTGTGAAGTTCTTCTCCGAATTGCCGGGCAAGATTTGGAACTGGCTGACTGATGCCTTTAATAAGCTGGTAACGTGGGGTTCCAACACCCTACAGAAAGCGAAGGAGATAGCTTCTAACACGATAGATGCAATCGTCAATTTCTTCTCCCAGTTGCCAGGAAAAATCTGGACCTGGTTAAGTAATACGCTACAGAAGGTAATCCAGTGGGGTTCCGATATGGTAGCGAAGGGAAGACAGGCAGCATCTGATTTGTGCAGTGCCGTCATAAATGGCGTAGCGAACTTGCCGTCCCAGATGGCGAATGTAGGCTACAACATCGTGATGGGTGTATGGAACGGAATCTGTAATGCGGCCGGTTGGTTCAGACGCCAGGTGCAGAGTTTCTTCTCCGGCATCGTAGACGGTGTTAAGGGAGCATTAGGTATTCACTCCCCGTCCAAAGTCTTTGCAGATGAGATTGGTAAGTGGATTCCGCCTGGTATCGGCGTAGGTATTGAAGCCGAGATGCCAGACCTGTATAAGCAGATGGATGATGAGATGGCCAGTCTTGGAAAGCGGATGCAGACGGCGGTTAATGTGGAAACCGGAAAGATTGCTGTTGATAAGAAGGTCAGCACAACATACAAAGTCGAGAAAGAAAAGCAAGGCGTCTTCGAGAGTGGAGACACAACGGTAGAGATTACCGGAGAGACACACGTTCATGTAGATTTGGACGGTAGGGAAGTTGGAGATACAACAACACCGATTGTCGATGAAAACATGGCAAGAATTGATACACACAAGAAGAGAGGAGGTTAATCATGTCGGGAGTAGGCATTACGTTTGATGAGACGCATTCGTTCCGGGACTGGGGCTTAAGACTCAAGAAGATTGCTATCGGCATACCGAAAGCAAAGACAGAGTATGTGAGCGTCCCCGGCATGAACGGGGACCTGGACCTCTCAGAAGCTCAGAACGGCGGCGTAAAATATGAGATGCGAACCTTGAAATTCACATTCGGGGCAAGAAACTGTAGTTATGAAAGATGGAGCGGTCTGTTAAGTCAGATCGCTTCTGATTTGCAGGGAATCTCGAAGAGAATCATCCTTGACACCGACAAGGGATATTATTATACCGGCAGGTGTGAGATAGAGACAGAGAAGAATAACGATGTAACGGCGGAGATTGTTATAAGCTGTAAATGCGAGCCGTATAAAATCAGCGTGGATTCTTCGGATGAGCCTTGGAAGTGGGATACGTTCAGCTTCATCAATGGCGTTATCCGTAACACCTCAGACATCACGATCAGCTCTGGCTCCGGTTGGCAGAAAGTCAGCCTGGACGGTTGGGTTCATAACGAAACGCTCAGAATTGTTTCCAATGCGGAAATGAAGGTAAGGTATCGTAATTCAACCTATACGATATATACTGGCGAGAATATCATGTATGACATTGTTCTGTACAAGGGAGTGAATGACCTTTACTTCCAGGGAACGGGCAAAGTCACGCTGATTCACAGAGGAGGGATACTGTAGATGTATACGATTAAAGCCTATGTGGACAGCAAGGAGTACACGATTCACGATGCCAGGGTAAAGGCACTGACCGTTGGCGGAAATCCGTATTTTGAAATCGGGGATAACATCAACGGTTCGGCAACCTTCAAGGTGTTTCCGACACACCCGTACTATGACAAGGTTACGAAGCTGACAACAGATATTGTGATTTACCGGGATGATGAGCCGGAGTTTTATGGGCGAGTTCTCTACGATGATGAAGATTTTTCTGGAACAAAGAAAGTCTTCGTCGAAGGAGAACTTGCCTTTTTGTGCGACAGCATCCAGAGACCGAAGGTTTATCATAATATTTCGGTCAAAGCGTATGTGCAGGATTTGATAGACATTCATAATGCACAGGTAGAAGAGAGAAAGCAGTTCGTTGTCGGCAGGGTAACGGTAAAGGATTCTAATGATTCACTGTACCGGTATTCCAATTACGAGGACACAAGAACGGCGTTCAAAGAGAAGCTGACGAGCAGACTTGGAGGACATCTGGTTATCCGGCATGAAGACGGGCTGAGAATCTTGGATTACCTGTCGGATGAAGATTATTACACAAGAAATACACAAGGCATCCGGTTCGGCAAGAATCTGCTGGACTTTTCAAAGAATATGGATGCCTCTGATTTGGTTACCTGCGTGATCCCGTTGGGAGCGAAGCTGGATGAAGAAGACCAGGACCCGGCGCTTGAGGCTATCTCTGAACAGAGGATAACGATTGCGAGCGTAAATGGTGGCGTTGATTATGTCACGGATGATAACGCCGTGAAGGAGTACGGGAAGATATACAAGACCGTAACCTGGGACGATGTGACTCTTCCGGAAAATCTCAAGAAAAAGGGAGAGGAATATCTGAAATCTGCTCAGTTCGAGAAGATGGTCTTGGAAGTGAAAGCAATAGATCTGAACCTCACGGATGATTCCTTCCAGCAATTTGAGGTTGGAAACAAGATTCAGTGTGTCTCGACACCGAACGGTCTGGATAAGGAATTCCCGTTGACGAAGAAGAAGGTATACATTACCAGCTTCAAGAATAATACGGTTACGCTGGGCGATGAAACAAGCGTCAAGTCGTACACATCGTCAAACCGCCAGAATACGGCTGAAATCGAAGAGACGATAAAATCCTTGCCGAGCAAGTCAGAAATCTTGCAGGAGGCTCTCAGAAGCGCACAAGACCTCATAAACAAACAGGTAGCCAGTGGATATGCAGTGCATGTTCCGAATGAGTTCATTGTTGCCGATGATAAGGATTATAAAAACAAAGCCAAGAACCTGTGGAGATGGGGACTTGGCGGTTTTGCTCATTACAGCCAGGGATATGACGGACCTATAGACGGTGTGGCTCTGACGATGGATGGAAAGATTAACGGTAAGATGCTGCTGGCAAATTCTGTGAAGACAGAATCCCTGGATGCCGGGTATCGGACATCCGTGGAGACGAAGATATCCGAAAGTGAAACAGCAGCCAATGAGCACGCAGACAATACAGTAAGAGTGGCAAGGGAAGAAATAGAAAATTCTATTTCCAACATGGAGAACCGCATTGAACTGTCTGTGCGAAGTGTTAAGGAAAGAGTTACCAGAAAGAATTATATAACCGGTGGAGAACAGGAAACATTGGATCTGGCCAGATTCTCAATATCCGGAGCAACCAGCATTTGCAAGGTGGAGAAGTCGGAGTTTCTGAACATGAACGCCTTTAAGCTGACCTTTTCCGGAACCGGAGCAGTAACGCTGACACAGAGTCTGGGAACCCTGGAGGCTGGCAATTATAAGATCGCTGTTGAAGCGGCGTATCCGGAAGGTTCAAAGTACCGACCGTCTTATATCCAGTACGGATTTTCCGAAAATAAGTCCACGGCTTATCTCAGTGGATATACCGCAGATGAATACCATGCATACAGCAAAGAGGTCAAGATCACGAAAGCTGCAAAGTCTGTAGCTGTGACGGTATACGGATATTCCGGAAGCGTATTGTATGTAACGGATATCCGGTGTTTGAGGGATATGCAGGAACTGTTGGACGATATCGATGCAAGACTGGATGTCGAAGTCGGGAAAGTATCTGCAACTGTGTCCGAAGTATACGAAAACTCATTGCACAATTATTGTAGCAATGGGAATTTTTCGGATAGCACTGATAAGTTTACCGGATGGAATAGAAGTAGTGCTGCACAAATAACGCAGACTACCTTTTCTGGAAAAAGCTGTGCGAAGATAGAGAATAATACTTCGACCTATAGCCTCTCATGGTACCAGAGACCGTGGGCGAAAAAAGGGAAAGTGACTGTAAGGTTCAAAGCTGCTTGTGATACGGAAGATTCCGGAAAAGCACGGATACGAGTCACGATTGACGGAAA